CCACCTTGGAAATCAAGTGTTGTACCTGCACCAGCAAGAGTACGTAGTGAACCGATAATTTCTTGGTCGATTTCAACAACGATTTCTTGTGCAAGAGCTTGCATGATTTCAGCGTCTACGTCTACGCCATGCATTGCTTCTGCGTCTTGTGCAGCCTCAAATGTCCAGCGTGCGCTTAGACGTCTTGTCTTAGCTTCTAATGTTTCCTTGAGGATCTGGATGCTCATCTTACGACCTGGTGTACCTTCAGCTGCTGGTAGCATCTGGTGAACCTGCATAAGTTGAAGCTAGCTTGAATGGGCTTAGAGCCTCATCGCCAGCTGTTGCACCACCACCTGTCTCAGCGTAACGAACGCGAAGAGTGTGGATCTGACCCACTGGGCCAGTCATTGGCTGAACGCCAACTAGTTCGTTCGCAATAACGCTTGGCATTACACGACGAATTAAAGGTAACATTACCTTGTTTAATGTTGCTACTGAACCAGCACCGGTTGCACCTGCTGTAGCGGCCTCTGACAAATATTTTTTAGTATTTTCGAGGACCACGTTTAAAGAAGCCTTGCGATTACCGCTTAAGCCTTCTAATAGTGCTTCCTTAGTTGCTGACCAGTTGCTTTCAAATAAATTTGCCATTTCTAAACTCCTATTATCTTGAAAGTCCGGCTAGTTTGCGGATTTGTTCTAATTCAACGACATCCGCGTTGTCATCGGCTTCTGCTTTCACAGTTGCCTTTTTATTACCAGTGTGTTCTTTTGTCACTGATTCTGTTAATGCCTTTTTAACTCTTGGTGTTTCGCCATCGAGTACGCTGGGAAGATACTTGTTAAAGGTTTCTTCTAGCTTCTCTGTCTTAACACTTTCAAGTAAATCAGACATAATTTCTTTCTTCTCTTTGCCTAGTGGGCGCATTAACTCGTCAAGTTTCTCTTTACGAGCATACTTGTCTTGTGCAATGCGTAATTTGCTTTCTGTTAGCTTAACTGCTTCCTCACGGGTTGCAATTTGATCTACAGCTTCAGCAAGTTTCTTTTCCACATCAGCTAACTTCTTCTGGACCTTTTTGATTTCTTTTGCTTCGTTTAAGTGGCTTACACCAAATTCACTTGCAAATGCTTCAAAAATTCTACGTCCAAAATCGTTCTCGCGAGCCGCGGTGATGTCATCACGGAATGATTTGACTTCTTCGCTGATAACCTTATTAATAGTTTTCTCGACTGTGTCAGCAGCCTTACGAATGAAATCTTTCTTCGCTTCAACAAGCTGACGCTTGCCTTCACGAACCATTTTGACCTTCTGCTCAACAAGTGCTTTCTTGTCTTCGTGGAACTCTTTAAGTTCTTCTGCTAACTGTTCTGTAACAAAGCTGTCTAGCTTTGCAACGTGTTCAGCTACACGACTACGGTCTGCACGTAATTCCTTAACTTCCTTTGCAACCATTGAGGTTACAAATTTGTCAAGTAGTTTAGCGTGTTCACTTACGGCTTTGCGATACTTAACTCTTTCTGCTGCGAGCGCCTTTTTATCTTCAGCTAGTTCTGCAACTTCAGCTTCAACTTTTGATGTGATAAAGTTATCAACAGCTTCTACGATTTGATTTTTGTCATGCTCGTAACGCTGTGCAAACTCTTCACGAAGTTCTGCTGTTAGTTCTTCCTTAGCTTCAGTAAGGCGTGACTCCCAAGCTTCTTGAATGGTTGAACGAGCTTCTTCCGATAGCCCCGCACCTTCAAGTAGTTCATTAAATGTCACTGCCATAGTAGTCTCCTACTTACCTTAGTTTAAGTTCTTGAATCAAGCCAGTGATAGCTTTCATCAAATGCTTTTCTGCACTTTTATCGTGTGTGACAGCGCCTGCTATTTTATGAATAGCTTCGCCGCCTCTCATGTTGAATAAACTTTCATAGATTGTCTTTGGATATGCATCTGGCGCACTGGGCTGGGCCACAATGTCTACAGTAACAATGTCAAAATCGCTCACACGACCACTTTCGTTAACATTACCACTGCCACGACTACTAACGCCCAGTTTTGCTCCTGCCTTTAATAAAGCTCTCGCAATATTTCCCATTGGTGTTTCTATGATTTTTAATTTACCCATACCGTTTGAACCGTCGCAATGCATATCTGTAATGATATGACTTACGCGGTCCAAATTGATTTGGAGCTCTTCTGGATGGTCTAATTCGCCCAACACAGTTTCGCCCTTACTTAATCTAGTACGAACGCTTTCAACGGCACGTTGAATTTCATTTTTTGGATATACACGACCGTTTTGGTTTTGTACATCGCCCTGAATGAAAAGTCCTGCCATAAACAGTTCTTTGCCATCTTCGGATTCCATTAGCTTTAGACCAGCGTGGTCTGCTGCCATGTATTCGTAAAGTTTACGTGCCATTGTTAGCTACTCCTACAATTATGCCTTAGGTACGTTTACCTTGGCTGGCTTAATGCCAATATTGCTTGTAGGTGTGTGATCTTTTGCTTTGTTAGCGCCTTTGTCGCCTTCGCTGCCATCTTTAGCCTTTACAGGAGCGCCGGTTTCCCAACCTGCTTTGTGCTTGGCTACTGGTGATGTGCCGTTTGATGCGTCAGCAGCTGGAGCCTTTGGAGCAGCAACCTTGTCTTGTAGCTTTGTAGCTTCTTCAACAACTTCGCTGTCTTCGTCAACTTCTTCGTCGAGATCATACTCAACTGAATCCATCATGTCTTCTTCGCCAGCTTCCATGTCTGCTGCTTCAGCGTCGTCCATGCCCATATCGGCACCTTCTTCGCCTTCGTCACCAGCCATTAGCTTTTCGAATTCTGCACGTAGGTCTTCAAGCTCTGCTTCTAGGTCGTCAACCTTATCTTCTAGGTCTTCGTCGCCTTCTTCTTCGCCTTCGCCTTCTTCACCGGCTTCTTCGCCTTCTTCTTCGTCACCTTCTTCGCTTAATCCAGCTTCGTCGGCTTCGATCTCGCTTTCATCAGCGAGGATATCTGTTTCAAAGTCATTGCTTTGATCAATTGTTTCTTCAACAGCTTCTTCATCTTCGCTGTCTACTGTTTCTTCAACTTCTTCTTCAGACTCATCAAGAACACGCTCATATTCAGCGCGGGCTTTAGAAACTACATACTCATGTAGCATTTCTTCAGCTTTCTCGTTTTGTTCAGAAAGAAGGAGTTCTAGAATCTGTTCTAGTTTAGCACGTGATTCTGACATTGTGGCCTCCTAAAGTCATTGTATACTCGCAGATACGGTTGTACCAATATCTGCTTACATTAGTACTTATAAATGTGTGGAGTTTTATATGTTAAAAAGGTGTCTTTTTGACTCAAAATCTGTCTTTTTGAGTGGTAACAGGTATTTAGTGCAGTATATGATGTAGTTTAATACTGTTTTATGTTTATAGTCCTGCTTCTTGTGTTGGTGTAGCGTACATTACTCGCACAAACTTATTATGCTCAATTTCTTCAGCTTTTTTGATTTCTCTAACTTTTCTAAGTTTGTTTAGCTGCTCTAAAGTGAGTTTTGGCTTACGTGTGTCGCCCTTGTTACGGCGCTGCCAAGCATCATCTTCGGGGCTATAAAATTCATCTATTCTCATTATACCGCTCCACCCGGTGGAGTAAC